TACCATAACCTTGATCTTGAGCGTGAACTTACTGATTTGCTCGGCAAAGAAGTTGCTTTGGAGATTGACCGGGAAATTCTCGAAGATCTTCGTATGATTGCGTACGATGTCTCTGGAAATGAGCCAACTGTAAACCCTGCGTTCAACCGTGGTGGTCTAGATCTTGGTAACCCTAACAGTTTCCCTGCAGACCATGATTGGACTCCTGATGAGTTTACTTTCGATCAGAATGCCGCTGGTCTAGCTAATACCGAAGCAGGTGGATTGAAAAACGTTTACTTTGTAGACTTTGCCACTTCCGCACTTAACTTGACTCCACGTCATGTTGGTGAGGTATACTCTAACCTTCTTGCTGCAGTAAACTTTGCTGCTCAAGATATCTACAAGACCACTTACCGTGGTGCTGGTAACTACATTATTACTTCCCCGCTAGTCGCAGCTATGTTGCAATCCGCAGCCAAGCTCGAAGGTGGTATGAGTTCTGATGAAGCCGGTACTCTAGGTGCTCAGATTCACTACAAAGGCAAGTGGGCTGGCATGTACGATGTATATGTTGATCCTCTCTGGCCAGAAGATGAGATTCTCGTAGGTTACAAAGGTTCTAACGCAATGGAAGGCGGGTATGTTTACTCACCATACATTCCGGTCCAGATGCTACCAACCGTAGTAAACCCTGATGATTTCCAGCCTCGTAAAGGGTTGATTACTCGTTATGGTAAGTCTGTTATCACGCCTGAGTCGAGATGGTACCGTATCATCCGCCTCGTTGGTGCTGATTCCAACTTCTTGACCTTGCCGTTCAACCGCATTGCAAGCACGTACGGATCTAACCTCTAATATAGATTAAGTTAGAAATTTAATAAAGAAGGGAGCTTTCGAGCTCCCTTCTTTTGTATATAAAGGGAGAGTTTATCATGAAGTACAAAAACACTACACAAGGCGTAATCTACCTGAAAGATGGAGTTATAACTAAAGCAGTTTCTCCCGGAGAAGAGTTCGAAACAGAAAATCTAATAAAGATTTCCGGAATTTCTTTGGTTCTCCCTGTTAAAAAATCAACCCCTGTGAAAAAACCTAAAAAGGTCGCTATAAAAATAAAGGAGATGTCGGATGTCCGTAGTACCGAAGACTAGTTTCGGAAACACATTTTCCACCCCCGTAGGTACAGGAAATTCTGTAAGCTCGGTGGACTTCTTGGGAGAAATTGACTACACCATTCTCAGCCGTTCAAGATTTTCTGAACAGGTAGAGTTCTCAAATTTTTATAAAAGCCTTAAAGATTCCATCATGTCTCGTTTGGGTTCTCCCGTTATTAGGGTAGAGCTTACAGATCATCAGGTTCTCACGGCAATCGACGAAGCTATCGCCAAATTGGATTTTCATGCTCCTAACTGGTGCACGAACTACATGACATTCCAGACAGTAGCCGGAGAGAGCTTTTACGAGCTTCCTACTGTCGTCATGAACAATTTACAGTATGTGATCTACAAAAAATCTTTACTCGCTGTGAACGCCGCACAAGGCTCTCTGGAGTTCGATTTCTTCATTAAGTATTTCCAAGATAACTTTCTAATGAGAGATTTTGCTATCTCAGATTTCCTTTTGATGACTATGCATCTTGAGCAGATCAGAAAAATCCTTTCTCGGGATGGTACCTGGGATGTTGTTGATAACAAGTACATTCTTCTTCATCCGGTACCTCAAATGCCCGAAGAAGTAATTGTTCAATTTAGAGCCCTCAATAGTGGCACTTTACACCCTTACTTCATTAATTGGGTTCAAAGATTTGCCACTGCTATTTCTAAAGTAATTCTCGGCGGAATCCGAGGAAAATACAGAACTCTTCCATCTCCAGGCGGAGGAGCCCAGTTAAATGGGCAAGAGCTGGTAGAAGAAGGTACAGCAGAACAACAAAGATTAATAGATGAACTCTTTATGGAAATTGAAGAGCCTCCTGCATTCACTACCTTTTAATGGTAAAAGATAAGAATAAAAAAAGTTCTTTCGTGGTTCCAGAGCCTAAAGAAATTTCTTACGCGGATGAAAGCGTGAGGGGAGATGGAATTCCTGAAATCAATATGTTTGATTCCACGAATCCAGATATAGGACTTTTTAATTCTGTAGACGGGGAGTTGATTGGGGTCGCAGGATCTGAAATTTTAATTTTCGGATATACCCGAGACGAAAATTACGATGATCTTTATGAAGAGCGAAGGGGGAAAGTTATATACCATACTCCTATATCTGTATATGGTCATTACGATCCTAGACCTGTAGAAGAGAATCTTAGTGAGTTCGGGATTGAGCTTACTAACGACCAAACTTTTACATTCAATAAATCCTCTATAGTAAATGCGCTAAAAAGACCTTTACATCCAGGAGATGTAATTAAGCCCAAATTTCAAAATTTATATTTCGAAATTTACGAGGTTCAAGAAGATAGCTTTGAGGCTTATGGAGTATTTCACCTATTAGCATCAGCTAAAGTCCTTAGAGATGCTGAGGAACTCCTTAAAGATTATATTTAAACTATGAGACCCTTAGAAGATATCCGAAGAAGAATTCAACTTTTAGAGTTGAATAATCATTCAACCTCTGATTTTTATAGAGAGTATGTGCAATTCCTTATTCGTAAGATGGGGACAATGTCAGTTCTAGATTCGGAAGGTAAAGTTCAAAAAATAGAATCTTTCTTTGCTAACCCCGAAAGAGCTGTAGCAAAAATGAAAGAAGACCGAAATCTTACGCTTCCCATTGTAACTGTTTCTATTGATGACATCGACGATGACGCCGAAAGAAGGAGAACAGATAATGTTATTGAAATGGAATCTGCATGGGACAATAAAGGACAAAGAGCCGTTAGAGTAGTTTCTATAGCCCCGAAAGCAGTAAAGGTACTCTTTCTAATTAATTTCTGGGCAAAGTACACCGAAGATATTAACCAGATGATGGAGTCCTTACAACTCATGTTTAATCCCGCATTAGATATCCAAACTAAGTTTAGCACTACAGTACAGGCTTTCATATCTCAAGTATCAGATTCCTCTATAACCTCCTTAGGAGATAGAGAAGATAGGGTTCTTAGGAAGGCTATTCAAGTTTCTGTAGATACTTACATCCCTACTAAGAAATATCTATATTCTAATACTGGGGAGATAGAAGCCCTTAATTTGGAAGCAGATTTAGATTTCGATGAAATCATAGATGAAACCACTACAAGTAGAACTACTAAGAGGGGTTAAATTTTATGTGTGTTTTTAGCCCTGGACTTGCTAAATAACTTAGAGGAAATTAGCATGTTTGTATTACGAAATCTCAGCAGTCAAGGAAAAGAACTCATCTTTTTTGATGGTAAAGAATACTGTCATCACTGGTTGGAGGCGAAAGCTTCTGTTCGAATTCCAGAATCTTTTATTACCCCCACAGTAAAAACTCTCGCAAGACGAAAGCTTATCTCCATCAAAAAAGCCTAAAGGATACATAAATGCCAACTTACAATAGCCCCGGATCATACGTTATCGAGAAAGACTTCTCGGAATACCCTATTGCAGTAAACTCTTCCGTTGCTGGAATTGTAGGTTTTGCTGCCGCAGGACCTGAAAATAAAGCTACTCTTATTACAAGTGCAGCTCAGCTAGTTCGAGAATTTGGAACTCCAGATGTTGTGTCTGGGGGTCAAGCTCTATTAGCAGCTATGGAGATTCTCAGCAGAACTAACGCAATTTACTTTGTGAGAGCTGCTACATCTTCAGCTGCAGATGCGAGTGCTGCCATCTCTTTTGGATCTTGCCCTGCTGTATACGTTTCTGGTGTTTCTGGAACTAACGAGATGAAGTTTTCCTTCTCCACTACAGATGAAACAGGAGCTTCAAATAGTCCTTTCGGAACCGATGGGTACATTATAACTGTCGCTGCTGGAACTGATGGTTCTGGCTCTTTACAAATTTCGGATGCAATGGCTAAAGTTCAAACCTCAGATTGGCCTTTCTCCTTCGAGCAAAATGATGCTAGTTCGGGATGGTTTATCGGTGCTCATGCAGGAAGCGCAGCGACGTTAGAAGTATCTGCTTCTGTCGCTGCACTTGGTCTTGTAGTTGCATCCGGTGGAGATGCCGCAGCTGCAACCAATGTTTCCCAAACTGCAAGCGGGATGACTATTGTACCTGAATCCCCAGGAGGTACTTACTTTTCACAAGCTTTATACTCTGGAGAAAATTACAACTTTAGTTCTATTGTTAAAGCAACTGGAATTGCCAATAAAGGCTTGCAAGCAATTGTAGCTTCCCAATCAGGAAAAGGATTTACCTTTACTGTCGCAAAAGATGGCGCAACAGAAGAAGCATTCTCTTTAGACTTCGAAAAAGATGGCGACTCGGGAAATTTCCCAGAGAACGTTATTAACATCGGTCTCGATAACGCAGTATCAGACCACATTAAAGGTGAGTTCTTAGACAACACTGGAGCCACTGCAGAAGGATTTACCCCTCCTACGGATTGGGCAAGTAAGTGGACAAGTTCCACGGTATCCGGAACTTATGCAGGTGTCACATATGACGCCGTAACCCCTAGATTCGCTAAGTTTATTGATGGCACCACCTCTTTTGCTGGAGGTGTAAATGGAGATATTGGAAATGAGGGGGGTTCCGTTAATGGAAATGTTAGAGAAGCTCTTATTGGGCTCGCTGCCACTAAAACTGGAATGCAAGCTCTTGATAGGGACGACCTTAATATTTCAATGGCATGTGTTCCTGGTATTACAGACCAATCTGTACAGAATGCCCTAGTCTCTCTCGCAGAAGCCTCTCAAAATTTCTTAGCTGTAGTATCTCCTCCCGAAGGTCTTGATACTGCACAGGAAGCCATTAACTGGCACAACGGTCAAGGAACCGGCAGAACTGCTGCCATCAACTCCTCTTACGCCGCAGTTTACTGGCCTTGGGTAAAAGTCTTTGATGTGTGGAGCAAGGCGGACAAGTTTATTGATCCCGCTGCATTCGCAATCGCAACAATGGCGCATACGGATGCGGTAGCAGACCCCTGGTTCGCTCCCGCAGGTCTTACACGCGGAAGGCTTACTAAGCCCTTTGATGTCGAAGTAAATCTCAACCAAGGAGATAGAGATTCTCTCTATCAGCCAGGAAATGCTGTAAATCCAATTGCTAAGTTCGCACAAGATGGAATCGTAATTTGGGGACAAAGAACAACCCAAAGAACTCCTAGTGCTTTGGACAGAATTAATGTTCGTAGAATGATGATTGTTATTCGTAAGATGGTTCTTGCATCTACAAGAGCTTTGATTTTCGAACCTAATGATCCTGTAACTTGGAATCGAGTAACTAAACTTCTCGAACCTGCTCTAGATGATATCCGTCGTCGTAGAGGTATTACCGAATTTAAAGTTGTTTGTGATGAAACCACGAATAGTCCTGTTCGGGTAGATAGAAACGAATTGTGGTGCCGTGTCCTAATAAAGCCCACAAAGACCGCTGAAGTACTCGTATTCGAGCTCAACCTAACCAACCAGTCAGCAGACTTGGGTTAACAGACAACATATATAAAGTAAATGGCTAACGCATACTACGCAACTCAAACCCAAAGAACCCTGAATACTGGGGAGCTTCCAATGCTCTCTCACGGGTTAGAATCCTATCGCGCATATCAATGGGAGGTCGAAATTGATCTTCCTGCTGGTATGAGTGAAGGAGAACAATTAACCCTCGCTGCTAAGCAAGTATCTCAGATTGGATTTGCTTCTGAAGATATTGTGGTAGATCGTGTAAATGATAAGTTTCACTACCCTGGAAAGGTTACTCCCGAATCCGTAACAATTACTTTTGATAATTTGGTTAAAGGAGATACTGCATCTAAACTCTACGGATGGATGCAAAATACCTATGATCCGATTACTGGAACTTTTACTCCTCAATTCCTTCAAGGAAACGGAGGGTTTAAGTCTCATATTCGAATCTATCAGCTAGACAACGCGATGTTCCCTGTGAAGCATATTCATCTTTACGGAGCATACCCTAAGTCTTGGAAGCTTGCTGAATTTAATTACTCGACCAACGAATTTCACACTATTGAAGTAGAAATCCGGTATGATTTCGCAGTTCAGTATTCAGGTCTGGAATAATTATAAAATACTTCTATAATAGGGCATGTCTCGGAAGAGGCATTCCCTATTTATTTTAAAGGTCATGCTCATCTTCGAAGAACTTCTTGAATCTTATTCTCAGCTGAGAAAGCGGAGATACTCTTTCACTGAAGGTCTTCTTGTAGAGGGACAGCGTGTTAACTCATTTTACAATGCGGTTTTAGGAAAACGAGGTCTCGGTGCTAAGGATACCAAATCTTACATCTCAGCTCTAGAAATGAAAAAAAGAGAGCTGGAACCCATGCTTGGGAAGACGGTAGAGTTAAAAGGTTTGGGGAATAAAAGAAAATCCGCCAAGGCTGAAAGTTTTATTGCTGACATAGAACTTCGCATTGCCGCTGCACAGCAAGAGCCTGAAGGGGAAGAAGACACCCTGCCCCAGCAAAGATCTCAAATGGTAAGAAATATTGATGAGGAAAGTGGAGGAGCAACTAGACAACTGCTTGAACGTCAATTCTCAAGAATTGCAGAATCCGCTACAGCTTATGGTATTAGAGGTAGAAACGAGGAAGAGGCTTTAGGTGCAGAAGAAGAGGCTTTAGAAGCTACTCAAGGGTTGGTAAATGCCTTAGTAGGCGAAGATTCCAGAACCTGGCAAAACGTCGGTAAACTTATCAGGTCAATGAGTGGGGATAGTTTGGAAGTTTCACGGGAAACTGTTGAAGAGTTCGCAGAAGATTTAACAACTCTTCTAGATGTAGTAGAGAATCACGCCTCAGATAAGTGTGTTACAGCCCCCAAAGGAAGCAAGGAGAGGGAAGTACTAGATAGATTTTTCACGAGGGAAGGAGGAAAAACTATTTATTATGGGTCTAAAGATGGAGCAAACCCTCCAAAAATGTTAGCAGGGTATAAACATGTTCCTAGTAATGATGATCCAGAAGGTATAGCTCTTTCTTCTAGGGATAGAGCATACGGTATTAGAATTTCTTCTGGACCAGGCAGGGAGGATATCTTTAAAGATTTAATTGATGAGTTCGGCGATAAACCTATATGTGGGGAAGAAGTAAGTGAAAAAGGAAATCATGTTCCGTGCATAAAAGCCTCATCTTCAAAAGGTTGCAAATTTGCAACCGCGAGATCGGACTTCGGAGAACTCGCTCCTCAAATCTTAAGTCTTGTAGGTCACTTACGGAAAAATCCTAATGATGAAGTAAGCCGAAGAAAAGTTCTTGAATTTCTTGCATTACTGGCTGATACTACAGGCAGACAGTTTGACGGGTTTAGATCCTTGGTTACCCACCTAGACAATAACCCCGGCATGCCGATCCCAGAAGGATATGAATATGAGGAATTGGCAGGATTGCTAGATTCTTTAGGTGCGGATATGAATGATCCTGGAGTTTCCGTAGCCGTTAAACTTCTAACAGTTATGCTTACTGATTCTAAAACCTCAAAATCATTCCGAACTCTTGAGACTTTAGAAGCACAGGTTGTACAAACAGGAAAATTCCTCAACGGAAAAGATATCTCCCAGTTAAAAGGGCACGTTTCCCCTGAAAACTCTCCTTTTAATACCAACGACCATATAAGGTTTAATGAGGATTCGGCAACTTTATTTAACTCTGTAGCTGCAGCTAATGAGTTTTTAACTCTAATAGGCTCCACCTCCCCAAAAGGCGGGAAAAGAAGAATGGCAGCAGACCAAGGGCATGTAGGTACTAATATAAAAACATATGCTCCTCCTACAAATCTTAGAACTAAAGACATAGCAATGGGAACTCAAGTTGCAAGTAATGCCTTAAACTCCGAGTCTGGGGATTCTGTTATGAAGGGACATCTAATTGCTTTGAGAGAAGCAGGACTAAGTGAGGAACACATACAATCAATTTCA